CTTTCTTCATACTCTTATTATATTCTTATAGTATCAAAATGTCAACATATATTTTCGATACCTTTTCAATGTGGTTTCATTGCCCGTAAACGGCTTTAATCCGTTTAAATATTGATAGTCTCACATAGTATACTTTTCGATACTATATATTTAGTTGTTATTATCTTCTTTTATTTCATTTAACAGCACATCTATATTTATATCTTTGTTGTTATCTTTATCGCTTGTAAACTCCTGTGTCTTATTAGTAGGAGTACCACACAACCTATTGATAGCATATATAATAGCATCTAGTGAAGTCTTATCACTATTACTCTTAAGGGCGATTCTAACAAGCTTATCAACTAATGGCTCTATATTAAGTAGTATCTTGTTATTAACCTCAGATTTTAAGCCCTGTATACATTTGTTAAGCTCAGCCTTAAACACTTCGTCTTTATTCTTCCATGCAGATACCGACTGTCTACTAACACCAAGAATAGCTGCAATATCATTAATGCTCGTACCTTTTATTAGTAGTTCAATAGCCTTTAATTGTCTTTCATCTAATTCCTTTGTAGCCATGTTATCCCTCCTTTACTTCTTTACTTATCTATAAATAAAAGACACCCTATTAAGAGTGCCTTTTATAGTTTCTAACTCAAATCTTAAAAGCTAGTAATATATTTAATTTGTTTTAATGTTAAACTATCATATCTACTTCCTCTAACCTCTTCCCATCTACTAATCATCCTACTGTATTTATTCAACATATTTCTATGAGAATTAATTTCTATCTTACCATTATTATAACTTTCTTCAAACTTACCCAAGTCTTCTAATAGGAAACATGCATACCAGTAATATTTTGGTTCTTCGTTCCCATCAAAACCGCCAAATTTAATATTTAGCTTTTCAAATCCTTTTTTCTCTTCTTCGGTTAGATCATAATATGAATTATTAATACAATGATACATTTGTAATACATCATACACAAACTTTGATACTTCTATTGGTGTTTCTTCATCTAAAAAATCTATGAGTTCATCATAATCATACTTATATCCATTCCTAAGTATTTTTTGATTTATCTCATATCTCTCTTTTTCTTCTGAATCAATATGCTTCAGTATTTCATATTGATTATATAATATTAATCTATCTTTTTTACTCAATTCCATTCAAGTCACCTCCTAAAATACATTTCTACATTTTAGGAGGTTTTCCTCTATTTATATGACATATTTTTCTTTTGCATCTAACTTATTAGGCTATTAATTTCTGCTGTGGAAGATAACTTAATTCTACAAGTAGCTTACACTTACCCTTACATATTTGGTATATATCTTTATAATAAGTTTCCTTTTCTACTTCTTCTATTAATTATTAAGTAAAGCTTCTCTCATGTAATTAACTGTTTTATATTTAATTCCTAGAACTTTCTCTATAAAGTCAACTTCTTCATCACCTAAACATTTTCTTAAATCCTCATATTCAACTGAATAAAATACATCTAAATAATAATTTTGAATAACTTCTTTTATTTCTTTAGAACTTTTTGATTCTTCGATTATATTTAGCTTCCCTTTTGCTTCATTGGCCCATTCATATTCTTCACATTCTTCAATACAAAACTGAATATAATCTTTAATTTCTCTCTTTGCCTTTTCAATATCATTTTCAGTTGGTTCCCACTCATTAAAATTAAATTCTATTTCTATTCTTTCATATCCTTGTGAGAAAAAACTAGCCATCAATTCTTTTGAAAAAACACCTATTTCTTTTAAATTTTCTTCTAGTTCTTCTTTTGTATATGGTTTCTTAAAATTCAACTGTTTTAATGTTTCAACCGCAACATCAAAATCAACATTAAACCATTCTCCTATAGTTCTATACTTATTAAATATCTTATGCATTTTGCTTTCTATTCCACTATAATTTGAGCACTCTTGGCTGAAAAACTTATTCGTTGCTACAAATCCGCCTTGAGTTTCTAATGTTTCTATTCTACTTTCTGGATTTATGCTTTTGCCTATTTTTATACTTTTGTCTTTTCTTTCAATAATATAAACATATCCATTGTATTCCACACTAATATACCTCCCAAGAATTTATTTATCTAGGAGCAGTGGGAACTTACCCCACTATTCTTTTCTC